CAATTAGCTTCTGTTCGTTCAGAACGCTTAAGATTTTTCCAGCAGAATAGAGCAAATCGCAATAGCAAGAAACCAGCTACATTTCCATCCCAATTCTTTGCATCATAAGACGCAGGATTGAGGTTTTCAAGCAACTTTTCCCATGCTAATTGAAAGTCTAGGTTAGTCTGACGAAGCCCAATGGCACTTGCTGTTTGAAGACAAGACTCAGTGAGCTTCTCAAGCTGATCCCCTAGCAATCTTGCAGAACAATACACATGATCGGCCGAAGCAGCCGCAAAAACACGTGTCTTATGAAGATTTACTTTTTCAGTAGGGCGAAATTCATCTTTAAGACAAAGCAAATAATATGGATCTTCTGAACGAAAAGTAGCTTGAGCTTCCCAATACCACTTTAAATATTCGAGGAACTGTGGATCACCGTATGCTTCAGATTTAAAGCACCACCATTTATTCATTGGGTATCCCATGGATGTCTTGAGCATCGTCTTTTTTAAAACTTGATCATGTGTTCTCACCGAAGAGTTACACATATGAGGTCCAAAATGACGTTGTGCCCAATCCCAGGCAATATCTAGAGCTTGGCGATGCAAAGGCGGGAGAGTTTCTTCTGTTGGTAAAACCGGAAAGAATTTTGGGACACCAATTTTCCAGGCATCTTCACTCATCTCCGTGTGCGTGTAGGGCAATTGAATTTCACCATCCAATAACTTATCCCAATCAAGTAAATCCGCGAAAAGAGGTCTATTTCGCAGAAAATCAACAATGCGGTAATCTATATAATCATCTTGTTTAAGAAAAGGTCTGTATTTTACAGTATGATCATGAGCACTACAACCTTGGATGTCGTAGATAGGGCATAAACTTTCAAACTCACTCCTTCTCTTCTCCTTGGGGAAGAGCAATTCGTCAGCCATCGCGTTGGCAATGACCAACGGAGGGGAGACTACCGTCTCAAGGAGGGCTATTAGTTTAAAGGACTGTTGCTAGGACCCTGACAGTAATCTCTTACTGCGGGTTCAAACAACGTGGCTTTTGAACAGCCATTACCACCCATGGTATGGATGCCAACAGCACAGCCTGTGCGAGCAGATATATATGGAGCACCACAAATACCTGGTTGGGTAGAAGCAATACCAATGCCGTTATTAGCAACATTAGTAGATGAATAATACCAATCTAAATGAGGATTAGTCACATCTTTCTGATACCAGCCGAATATGGAATGAAC